ATTGTCAGCGGTGTTGGGCGGGACACCTCCTTGCCTGGCAGGCGCGCACGGGGAACCGAGGAGAGAAATATGAGAATGCATAGAATGCCCGTCGATAGAATAAATGGTGGGCAACGTCCATGTTGTGACCTCCCATACAGGTCCGCGTGGGCGGCCAGGTTCCCGGGGCCGACTCGGGGGCCTGGTGCCCACCTTTGCTGTTGCTCACAGCCTCCCTGCCAAAGACTGAGCAGGATATTTTCAATAGTATAATCGGGATAATCCGCATTGCAATAGGCTCCTGTAAGATTTCCCCCTATTATCCCATAAAACGCCAACTTCTCTATGGCATTTCTGGTCACCCCCGATTGAGCGTAAGTTCCTAGCGCGCAACGCCTTCCCGCCTCTTCTCTCCCGCCGATTGCGGCGAAAAAATTTTTTTCAAAATTCTTAAATCCTTGCCCCGCAACGGCTTGTATACCACTGGTTTATGTCAGGGTATTTGACAAGCCACCCCCGACTCTGCTATAATGGAATGTGAAAATCACGGAGGAATTTTTTCATGAAGGAACACAACTATGCGGGGACGCTGCGATTTGTGCGGCTTCCCGTTCGACCGCGAAGATTTAATCGACGGCATCTGCTGGGACTGCATCCAGAATCGGGACATTGACACGGACGAGGATGTGGACTTTTGCCGGCGGCTGGAACAGGGGTTTGAGCTATTGAGTCTCGCGGGCGACTGGGAGCAGCAGCGCTGATGGACAGGCCTGAGGGACCGCGCTACCGGGGCGTGTGCTGGCATAAGCGCCGCAACAAGTGGCGGGTGAAAATCTGGACCCAGGGGAAGGACTTCTCGCTGGGCTACTTCACCGATCCCCAGCGGGCCGCCCGGGTCTACGACGCCGCCGCCGTGATGGTCCACGGGCCCGACGCCGTGCTGAACTTTGACGGCGACCCCCCGTCCGACATGACCACCGCCGAAATCAAACGCCTGCTCGCCCAAAAGGGTATCCATTTTGCCCGCGAAAAATAAGGAGGACGCTCAGGTGCAAGAGCCCGAACGCCTCATGGATGACATCGCCGACGCCCTGGGGATGACCCCGGATGAGCTGATCGCGCACCTAGGCACCGAAATCTGGGACGAACCGCCCAGGCAATCGCACGACTGGCGGTTCCATGTCCCCGAGTTCGTCACGAAGGACTGGTGGAGCAATCTGCCGTATGTCCACCGCGCCCTGATCTGCCTGATGGCCCACGAATCGGCCGCCCTGTGCAACCTGGACGACGACCATGTGGAGGGGTTGTTTGAGGGCCGCCTGGAGCCGTCGGTGAACTGAAGTCGTGATTATTTCAGAAGTGGCACGCCCCATTTCTGAAAACACCCCAACCGCCCTACGATGGAGACGCCCGTGCCAGACCCCGACCAGCCGGAACCCACCCTGAGCGAAGACCTGGAAGCAACGATGGACACGGGCGCGCCCGAGGACCAGACGCCTCCGGAAACGCCCGAAACGCCAGAAACCACCCCAACCGAGCCCGACGAACCCAGTGAGGGGGCGTCCGGGCCCGATTCGTTTTTGGACTTCGTCCGGGAGCGGTACGGGGCCGACCTGAGAACGAAGTACCCGGATGACCTCACGGCCGTCGAGGGCCTGGTCAACGCCCACCGGAAGCTGAGCGAGCGGGATGAGGACGCCGCCTACGGCCGCGAGATGCGGCAGTACGAGCAGGACTTCCAACAGTACCTCGCCTGGCGGCAACAACAGCAAGCGCAAGCGCAACCGCCCAGCCAACCGGGAACCCAAGAAAAACCGGAGTTCGACCCGAACTGGCGGTACATGGTCACCCGGGACGAACAGGGCAACCTGGTCCCCGTGCCCGGCGCGCCGGCGGATGTGGTGCAAAAACTCCAGCGGGCCCAGGAATACATCCAGACCCGCATCCAGGACCTGATTTTCAACCAGGAACCGGTGCCCCCGGAGCATGTCATTGCGCAGGCCCAGCAGGCGGCCCAGCAGGTGGCGATGTCGACGATCCAACAGCAGATCGCCGAGCAGCAGGCGCACAGCGAGATGCAGCAGTTCGCCACGGAGAACCGGGAGTGGCTGTTCGTCGACGGCGACCCGAACAAGGGCCCGACCGCCGCGCTACGGCAACTCGAAGGGGTCTGGCCGCAATTCGCCCCCGGCATCCAGAACGGCCAGTACACGCCGCGCCAGGCCATCGAACTGGCCATGAACGTGGTCCGGGGGATGCAACCCGCGCCCCAGACCGTCGAGCCCAAGCCGCAAGCCAAGCACAAGCCGGGCGTGGCCAAGCCACCCGCGCCGGGCCCGGACGACGAGATCCCCGAAGGGGAAACGCTCGAAGAATCACTGTTAAGAACCCTGATCGCGCCATAAATCAAAAACACTAGCCGGACGCCTGTGGAGGGGCGGCTGGCGTGTGGTGGCGTGAAAGAGGCCACCTTGCATCTACCCCGGCGGAACGGCCCGGCTTGACCGGCCACCCAGGAAGCCAACCCGCAAGCCCTCTTTCCGCCACCTTTTCAACGAGGCCCGCATGGACGCCACCAAGCGATGCGCCACCTGCAAGCACTGGGAGAAGCACGAGACGCCCGACCGCCTCTGGGCCAACCCGGACAACGTGGGGGTGTGTCTCTATTCGGCCCACGAGGACATGGACCCGATTGGGGCGGATCGCAAGATGTCGGCCCGTGACGGCGAACTCTACTGGGCCTACCTGGAAACCCGCGCGGACTTCGGATGCGTCTGCTGGGAAGAACTGAAAACTGACAACTGACCACTACCCTCCACACTTGCCTCCACCCTCCTCCACTTGCCTCCACAAGCCCCCTCCACCGGCCGCTTGCACGCGCCACCCCGTTTGCCTCCACGAAGACAAATCGTGCAAACAACCTCTATGGGAGGGAAGGATAAATGGGTATTGATGCCTGGGCACGTGTAGATGTAACTACACTAAACAAGCATATAAAACGGCTCTCCGATCTGACGGATCGGAAACGGGTCTTTTTGAACACGCTCAAGAAGCGTGGCAGCGTGCTGATGAATCAGCACGGCAAGAAGTTCGACTGGCGGGTGATGATGGAGCTTCCGGACGTCGACGCCTACGACGACATGGAGGCCGTCAACATCATGCGCCGCAACCCCTACCGGGAACTGGAACTGCCCTACCGGGCGCTCTCGGCCGGGGAAAGCATCTCGAAGTTCGAGAAGCTGGCCAACGGCAGCGGGCCGGAGGCGCTGATCAAGATCATCTCGAAGATCACGCCGAACCTGACCAAGGCGGTCACCAACGCCCTGGCCTCGGGGCTCTACAACGACGCCGATTCGACCAGCAACGATTCCGACCGGAAAATCCACGGCCTGGAAACGATCTTCTCGGACATCTCCTCGGTGGTGACCAACTCCAAGGCGGGCGACCCCAGCGGCACCTACGCCGGGATCAATATGGCCCTGGGGACCTACAACAACTCGTCCTGGACGGCCGAGACGAGCGACGGCTGGCCCACGGGAACCGGGGATGAGGCGTATTGCGCCCTGTCGCCGCTGTTGGTCGACGTGACCAACTCGGGCTGGACCGCCAACACCAAAACCTGGCCCAACACCTGGCGACAATGCATCAGGTACGGCCAGACCTACATGGAGGTGCTCCACAACGAGCAGATCGACACGATCATCCTGGCCCCGACCTACTGGCGGGAGGCCCTGGACTCCATGGATGACAACGAGCGGATCATCGTCACCCGCAACGCGGAGAACATGTCGCTCACCAAGCTCGGCCACGAGGCGATCAACTTCGAGGGCACCGAGTTGACCAAGGAATACGGCGTTCCGGACAAGTGCGGTTACGGCGTCATCTGGGACAAATTGACCCTGCGGTCGATGCAAGGCCAGTTGATCGGAATCGACAAGGACCGGGATATCACGACCAAGACGGACCGTTTCACGGTGGACTTCTTCGGGAACCTCCAGATCGAGTCGCCGTGCTACTGCTTCAAGCTGGAAGAGATTAGCTGAACCTAAGCAAAAGGGAGAATAATCATGGCGAAAGAGGAAGTGCTTCCTTTTGCCCGGGGGACCGTGATGGATTCGGCCAGCGATACGCTGAGCGATACCGTCCCCTGCACGCATCTGGAAGGTCGTATTTACGACGTGACCGACTCGGTCCACGGCACCGGCCAGACGGTCAAGCTGCGGGTCGTGAAGAACAACCAGTCGACGTCGATCACCGTGGCGCGGAAGTGCATGGGGTTCGCCACCGGGGCCTTGGACCTCGGGCGGCGGGTCTCCGGCACGCCGAGCGCGGGCGCGCCGGCCAAGCCGATTGACGACGCCTACACGGTGGGCTCGACGATCACCGGCTACGCCCTCTTCTACGTAGTGGAAGCGGGCCCCTGCACGGTCTCGGCGGAGACCACGGGCACGACCCTGGCCCAATGGGACGCGGTGACCGTGGACGCCAACGGGCTGCTGGACAGCACCAAGGCGAGCACCTCGGCCTGTATCCTGGGCCTGGTGGACACCGCCCAGACGGCCACGAGCGAGGGCCTGGTGGTCCACGTCGTCCCGGGATTCCAGCAGGGCGGTTACACCGCATAACCTTTGACCGATAACCCACTCCCGCCGGACGTCACGCCTCCGGCGGGAGTTTTTTGATAAGTGGTCCGTGGTTAGTGGCCAGCAAAAAACTAACCACCGACCATCAACCACCAAAACCGCCAGGAACCCCATGCAAGACCCAAAGACCACGCACAAGCTGCACATCAGCATTCCCACGGGGTGGAACCTCATGTCCCCCCACACCACCCTGTGGTTCGGCAAACTGATGTACGAGATTGGACGCACCGCGCCGACCCTCCAACCGTCGATGTACAGTGTGAACAACTCGCGCATCCTCATGTGCCGGAACATGGCCGTCCAGGACGCGCGGCAAAGCGGGGCGACCCACCTGCTGTTCGTCGACCCGGATATGTGCCCCGACTACTATGTCGAGTGGGACGAAAAAGGCAACCCGGCGGGCGACGCCAAGCCCTTCTTCCGGGAGGCGTGGGCCTTCGCCCAGGCGCATCCGGGCGGGGTGTATGCCGCGCCCTATTGCGGCGTGCCTCCCAAGGAACACATCCACGTCTTCGCCGAGGACCAGAACGGGGTGTTGGCACGCCTGCCCCACGACCAGGCGAAGGACCTCCGCGGCTGGATGCAGGTCGCGGCGGTGGGCACCGGGCTGATGCTCATTGACATGGCCGTCTTCGACGCGCTGGACCAAAAGACCCCGAACGGGGAAATCCAACCGCACTTCATGGATGTCTACACGGACTCCACCTACACGAAGCTCCGCTGGTCGCAGGATGTCACGTTCTGCAAGCGATGCACCGACGCGGGGGTCCCGGTCTACGTGAACTTCGACTGTTGGTGCCGGCATCAGCAATTCAAGTGGGTGGGGCGTCCCGGCGACCCGGGCACGCTGAACACGAACGGTCCGAGCGAGGACCGGGCCTGCCCGATTGATAAGAGCGTCCAACCCGTGCCTTCTCTCTAGGAGCCCGCGATGGCGACGATTCGCAGAAAACAGCAGACGTCGGATTTCACCTGGTCATCGAGCACGACGATCAGTGGTGTGGTGGAGATCGGGGAGTCGGCCACCGCGTGCATCTACTTCCCGGCGGCCTTCCACACCTCGGCGGTGACCATCCAGGTGGCCGAGGCCCGCGATGGGACCTTCGCCACCATGGAGGATGACGACGGGGCGGATGTCTCGGTGTTGACCACGATCACGGCGGAGCGGTGGCAGGAGGTGCCCGCGCCGCTGTTGGTGATGCACTCGCTCCGGTTGGTGGGAGGCACGACCAGCGTGGTCCAGACACTCAAGATTTCCACGAAGGGGTGAGCCATGCCGGCGATCAGACGGAAATTCCAGACCTACGACGTCACCGTGCCGGCGGAGACCCATACGAGCGAGGTGATCGAACTGGGCGAGGCGGAGAGTGCGGCGCTCTACTTCCCCGCGACCTTCCCCGCGACCGCCTCGTTGGTTTACTGGGCCGAGAAGCGCGACGGGACCTTCGCTCTCGCCGAGGACAAGGACGGTTCCAGTGTCGCGCTGGCCTCCATCGCGAAGGGGGCCTGGCGGGAACTGCCCGAGGCGATGATGGCGATGCACTCGGTTCGGGTGTATTCGGCGGATACCTCGGCGGATGTCCAGACGATCAAGGTCGCCCTGAAAGGTTGAGCCCGCAATGCCCCCGGAGATGGTCCGCGACATGACCGGGCGGCTCATCCCCTGGCATCTGCGGAATGTCTTCCAGGGGATCAACCGGATGGGCGATTGGTGTGGCCACATCGGCGTGATTGAACAGGAATTGGGACGGATCGGCACGCTGCCCTGCGGGGCGGAACTGGACCTGCCGTACCTACGGAAACACTTGGAGGCCGCCCGGTTGCACATGCTTCGGCGGATGCCGTATGCCCAGTGCGATTGCCGGGTGGGAGACCGCTGCGAGAAATGCGAGGGACGACGATGGCTAAGCCTGGACCGATGGATTGCTACGCAACCGCCTGCCTTGCCGGACGGCTCCGAGAAAAGCCCGAACTGAAGGAACTGCCCGGCGGGGACTACTGCGAGGCGGAACTGGACGTGGGCCCGCAGCGATTTACGACCACCTGGCGCGGCGGCGAGGCGCGTCGGATGGCGGGGCAGGTCGCTCCGGGCAGCCTCATCGAGGCGGATGGGCAACTGAAGGAAGAGACCTGGGAGACGCAGCGGGACGGGCCCCGCCAGCGCTACCTCATCGAGGGGCGGCGCTTTTTGGTACTGCGGGGGCCGAGTGATGACGCGGGGTAAGTCGCTGGCCGACGCCGACGAAATCCTTTCCAAGCTGGCGGCCCAGGACGCGCACCGCACCGACGTGCGGGACCTGTTGCGGCATATCCTCCGGGAGTTCGACGGGAACGCCGGGTTGGCCAAGCATCTTCGGGACTGTTACGACGAGAGCCCGCCGGGCGGGTCGAACCAGGCCCGTATCCTGGCGGACATCATGAAGCTGGTCGACCGGGAGAGCGAGCATCAAGAAGACTATGGCGACATGAGCATGGAGGAACTCCAGCTCCACGCGGCGGACCTCATGCGGGGATTACAGGGTGACGACGGAACTGGACCACCTGCTGAACACGAAGCCATGGAAGCCGACGCGCGGCGCGGACGAGACGCGGGTGAACCAGCTTAGGAACGTGCTGGCGATCCTGGCCAAGCGGAAGATGGAGGCGCTGTTCCTCTACACGGCCATGGCGGCCGTCGAGCCCTTCCACCGGTCGCAGGCGAAGTTCAAGCTGATCGACGGGTCGAACCAGTCGGGCAAGACCCTGGCGGCGGCGGCGGAGATGGCCTGGGTGCTGTGCGGCTGCCACCCCCACGGCGGCTGGCGGGAGCATGGCGGCAACGGGCTGTTCGTCGGGCTGGACGAGGACCACCTGGCCAACCCAATGTGCGTGAAACTGTTCGTGCCGGGGGCGTTTTCGCTCATCCGGGACGAACACACGCGGCTCTGGCGGGCGGTCCGACCGGACCCGGCCAACCCGACGCAACTGGACCCCTACGACGTGGCCTACAAGGAGCAGTGGCGGGACGCGCCGCCGCTGATCCCGCCGCGGCTCTGCGACACGACCAAGCATGTGGCCTGGCAGGACAAGGCGAAGGGGGTGCCGCGGATCATCAAGGTGCCCTCCACCGGCTGGGAGGTGCTTTGCCGCAGCTCGAAGGGCGACCCGGACCAGGGGACCCAGCGGGATGCCTGCTGGATCGACGAGCAGATCGAGAACGAGAATTTCTACTACGAGTTCGTCCGGGGGTCAATGCGGTACGGCGGGCGGCTGATCTGGTCCGCCACGCCGCAGACGACGAACATCCAGCTGTTGGAACTCCGGGAGCGGGCCGAGACGGGCGACGAGAACGTCCATGCCACGAAGCTCCTGCTGGATGACAACCCGTTCATCCCGGCGGAAGAGAAGAAGGCGTTTTTTGACTCGCTCAGCCCCGAGGAACGCGAGGTCCGCTACCACGGCAACTACGCCATCCAGGGACGGCGCATCTACCCGATCTACAGCCCGATGGGCGAGCACGGGTGCGAGCCCTTCCCGCTGCCGTTGGACTGGACCCGATACGTGGTCCTCGACCCTGGCCGTCAATATTGCGGGACGCTGTTCGCCGCCGTGGACCCCGACGAGAAATACGTGACCATCTACGACGGGTTCGTCCTGCGCAACGCCGACGCCGTCCGCTGGGCCGAGAAGGTCCGCGAGCGCCAGGTGGGCGTCCGGTTCGAGGCGTTTTTGTGCGACTCGCACGCCGGCAAGCAGCACCCGATGGGCGCGGCGAAATCCGTGGCCCGGCAATACTTCGAGGCCCTGCAAGGGGCGGACGTGAAGCCCCGGCAGACCGGACCTATGGACGGATTCTTCCCCGGTTCGGGCGACGTGCTGGGACGCGAGGAGGCCCTGTTGGGCTGGATGCACTTGCGCGGCGCGCCGCCGCACACGGGCACCGCCCGGTTGAAGGTGATGCGGGGCGTGTTCCCCGAACTGGACCAGCAGATCAAGGTGGCCCATTACCGCCAGGACAACCCGGACAAGCGGGCCCATCTGCGGGAAGACGCCCTGGACTGCCTGGAGTACCTGGCCCACTGGAACCCGCCCTATCAGTCGCCGGAGAAGCTCGACCACGACGAAGGGCCCGACATCTGGGAAGCCTTTAAACGCCGCAAGAAGAAACACGACAACCGCTCGATAGTTCTCTATTAGGAGCCCCCTTATGAGTGAGAACGGACAGTGGACCATGCCCGAGGTGGAACTTGGGGAATTGGTCCTTTTCACCCGCCGACCCAACAACCCCGACTGGGTCCTGGGCCGCTGCCGCAAGGTGACCCCGAAGGCGATCAACGTCACCATCGAGGGCACGCCCAACCTCTTCCGGGGCGTCCGGCACCAGGATGACCCGGAGATCAAGGAGAACCCGCTGGTGATCGAGGGCAGCGGCGTCTTCGTCCAGGCCCCCACGACGATCCGGCTCAACAAGGCGCTGGCCACGCAGGACGCCCAGCAGGCGTTTCTGGAGCGGCTGGCCCTGGAAGTCGAACAGTTGCGCCAGAAGGTGGAAACATGCCAGCCCAAGGGAAAATCTCTAAGAGGCAGCGCAAGCGCCTCCAAAAGCGGTACTTCCGCGACCTAAGCGATCTGATCGAACTCTACTATCAGCGCTACCGGCTCCAGGACGAGATTGACGCCCTGGAGCGCTACCGGCGCGAACGGGCGGCCAATGGACATTCTCAACGCCATTGTTGACACCTGGCTCGACAAAATCTCCGTCTCGCGGAAACACAAGAAAAAGGTGTTCCAGAAGACGGCGGACCGTATCTGGAAGTATTATGGGAGCGACCACCGCTTCCTCTACCAGTACGACGGGGACGACGCGGGGGACAACCCCTTCCCCTCCGGGCAACCGGCCTACAAGGCGACCATCAATAAGACGGCCGAGTACGTCCACCTGATGCTGCCGAGTCTGCACCACAAGGTGCCCCGGCGCCGGGTGGCCACGCGGCGGCCCGTACTCATCCCCGAACTCTTCGGCGCGCCTCCGGGCGTGATTCTCCCCCCCGGTCCCAAGGACCAGCAGGACAAGGTCCGCGCCTTTTTGATGGAGTGGTTTTTGAACTACACCGCCTCGGAGGCCACGTTCGACCTGCGAGGCGAGGGGCGAAGCGCCGTGATCGAGGCCCTGACCAAGGGCCGGGGCGTGATGTGGCACGAGATGATCGACACCCAGGATGGGCTCATGCCGGGTTCGTTCTTCGACTCGGTCGACAACCTCTTCCTGGACCCGGATGCCGTCCGGTTGCGGGAGGCGGGCTATGCCATCCGGAGACGGCGGCGACCGATCTGGGAAGTGGCCGACGAGTTCCAGTTGGACCCGCGCGTCTTGCGCAAAGCCTACCAGGACTTCAACAACCGTGGCCAAAACACGCTCGAAGAGCACGACCAACTCAAGGACCTGACCGACGGGGTGGACGGCAAGGATGACGTCTGTATCTACTATGAAATTTTCTCCCGCGTGGGCGTGGGGCAGAAGTTTTATGGTTCAAACGAGAAGATGAAGGGGGCGGCCGAGGCGCTGGACCAGTTGGACCCCCATGCCTGGCTGGCCATCCTGCCCGGGGTGAAGTATCCCTTGAACCTGCCCCCGCACCTGATCGAAGCGCCGGACGCGGAAGGGGAGATTGCCCGGTCGATGGAATGGCCGGTGCGGTTCTGGGGCGATTACGCCGATCCGTGGCCCTTCTCCTGCCTGGACTTCTACCCCGACCCGACCTGCATCTGGCCGACGCCGCCCTTGAAGGCCGCGCTGCCGCTGCAAGCGTTTTTGGACCATGCCTACTCGTTCCTGATGGGGCGGGTGCGGACCACCTGCCGCGATATCATCGTCTGCTCGGACGCCATGCGCAAGGACCTCCGCGACGCCATTGTCAGCGGGCTGGACCAGACGGTGGTGGGCAAGGACGGCAGTGTCCAGGACCTCAAGAAGGAACTGGACGTGTTGCAGTTCCCGCAGGTGAACATGGACCTGTGGCGGGTGATCGAGGCGATTGAACGGAACTTCGAGAAGGCGACCGGCCTGACCGAACTGGCCTACGGCAACACGGGCCCGACCCAGCCGAGAAGCGCCGCCGAGATGCAAGTCCGACAAGGCAACATGAGCATCCGCCCGGGCGACATGGCCGAGTGCGTGGAGAGCTTCATGGCCCGGGCCGCGCGGAAAGAGGCTATTGCGACACGGATGCACGTTCCGGGTCAGTCGGTGGCCAGGATGCTGGGCGAGACGATGCCCGACGGGGCCCCCGCGCCGGGACCGCTCACGCAGGCGTGGAACATGTTGATCAACACGCCCGACCCGTATATGGCGGCCTGCGAGATGGACTACACGGTCGAATCCGGCTCGGGCCGCAAGCCGAACAAGGACAAGCAACTGGCCGACATCCAGGATTCCGCGCAGACGATCCTGCCGATCCTGATGGGCCGTTACCAGATGACCGGCGACCCGACCCAGGTGAACGCCTGGTTCCGGCGCTGGGGCGAGGCGCAGGACATGGACGTCAGCGAGTTCATGCTCCCGGCGCAACCGCCGCCCATGCCGCCGGAAGGCCCGCCGCCCGAGGAAGGCGGCCCGCCACCGGAACAAGGACCACCGCCGATGTAACCGAACCCTAAACCCTGAACCCTGACCACTCCACCATGTACCCCACGATCTCCGACGACCCCTCCATCCAATCGCACTACGAACTCTGCCGCAGCCGTGGCACGTCGCACAAGCTGGCCGAGATGTTCGCCTTCCAGGAAGGGCCCGGCCTGGACACGGACACGACATTCATGGCCGGACGCAACGAGGACCCGGCGGGGGAAGGCTGGGACCATAAGACGATTGGCGAGGTCTACCGGCAAAAGGCGCGCAAGGCGGGGGTTTCCCCCTCCGGGAAGACGTACCTGGGCACCCTGGCTCGCTATCCGGGCGACCCGGAGGCGTGGGTCTCGGGTAAGGGGGACGTGAAGCGGGTGGTTGAGCGGCGGGGCTGGAACTGCGACGGGGCGGTGAAGCACAAGAGCCCGGATCGTCCGCTCCAGGAGGACGGGCCGTACCGGGTGAACGAGAAGGTGCTCGAACGCGAGGTCAAGCGGGAGGCGCGGAAGATTTTCGAGGAGACGGGTCACAAGCTGACGCCCAAGGAACGGACGGAGCTGAAGGAAACGACCAGGACACGGGTGCAAGGGAACACGTAGGGGAGTTGTCAGTTGTCAGTTGTTAGTGTTCAGAAAGCCGCATGACCGACACGCAAGACCCTTTTGCCGGACTCCCGAAGAACCACTTCAAGTGCATAGTGGCCGATCCACCGTGGCCTTATGGCAAGTGGGGTTCGGCAAAAGACTCTCCGACGGCACGGAAGAAGTTCCCAAATGGTCAGTGGAATCAGTCGTTTGACCTGCCGTACAACCACCTATGGACAACACAAAAGTATCTGCCTTCAGCCTTCGGTGTAGCCGAAGCATGGGGTTTTCGATACTGCCAGACGTTGACATGGTGCAAGGCTCCGCGAGGGCTTGGGCAAGGCGGTTTATTCTGCCCGACAACCGAGTTCCTGTTACTTTGCCGCCGTGGCCGGATGCCGGTCGGGAAGCAGCGTATTGATACTACGTGGTGGCAGATGAAGAGAACATGTAAACATAGCCAGAAGCCGGAGGCGTTTCAGGACATGATTGAAACGGTAAGCGACGGCCCACGGCTCGAACTCTTCGCCCGCCGTCCCCGGGAAGG